CAATGTACATCCAGTACAGGCGTTTATAACAGACGCCCCGTACTCAGATGCGCAGGGAGCTCAATTTGATGGTACTCAGATATGGCAATACAATCTCACTACGACCTTGGGAGATTGTGGATCAATTTTAGTTTTGACAGGAAAGCGCCACTTGAAGAAGATAGCAGGAATGCATGTGGCAGGAGATGATTATTCGGGAAATTCGGAGATTTTGACGAGTGATTATATAGTTAGGGCTAAGGAAGCTCTAGCTAAGAGGACGACGCAAGGATTTGCTACAGATGTGAAGTGTGATTTAGAATTCTTAATAGGAGAACCAGAACTAGAAGGTAACTTTTATTATTTGGGTAATGTGAAACAAGCACCTTATCAGAATGATAAGAGTACTATAGTTAGAGGTCCATTATTTGAGGTATTACAACCTCATATGACGGAACCAGCTATACTGAACCCAAATGATACTAGAAATGTTCTAGGAGCTTCTCCTATGTTACAATCTGTAGTAAAGTATGGTCAAGATATAGTCCCATTTTCCAAGAAGCTCATGGATGAAGCGTATTTAATAGTACGTGGATTTTATGGACCCTTTGAGAATAAGGACTTTCATGTTTTTGATCATAATGACGCGATAAGCTCTAAGTATACACCAAGTTTAGAGAAACTAGATCTGCAGACATCGGCAGGTTATCCATGGAGTATACAAGGTAAGAAGAAGAGCGATTTGATAGAGCGACGAGATGATGGATCCCTAGCTATGAAACAGGAGCTAGCGGATAGAGTGAATACGTGTGAGAAGTTATTAGATAAGAGAACTATGTTTCCTTACACTTTGGTAACGACACTGAAAGATGAGAGGGTTTCCCTTGCAAAGATTAATCAATGTAAGACGAGAACTTTTATGAATTTTCCGGTGGAATATACCATTTTGATGAGGAAGTACTTTGACGACTTTATAGATAAGGAGACACAATATGCTTTTGAGATAGGAACGACAGTTGGATTGAACATTTATAGCACGAATTGGAATAAGATCTTTAATGACCTTAATAAATTCGACTATACTCTTGATGGAGACTACAAGAGTTTTGATGGAACAATCAGACCAGAGTTCTTTAGATATTATAGTATGTTAGTGAATTCTTTCTATAAAGACGAACATAGTGCTAAAAGGGACATGTTAGTGACCGGATGTTGTTTTGCACCTATATTTGTATTAAATCAAGTATATATGAAGATGCAAGGCAATCCTTCTGGTTCACGAATCACGACCTCTTTTAATAGTTTTGTTAATAGAATGTATGTTGTTATGTCACTATTATCCTATTTACCACCAATAAATAGAACATCAGCTTTTATACACGAGAATTTGAGATTATTTGTGCATGGTGATGATCACCTCATGGGCTTTACAACAAGGATAAGTCCATATTGGAGTGGTTTGACACTAGGTGCTTTTATGAAGTCACATAATATTACTTATACATCTTCTCATAAGGATAGAGATTTACAACCAAACACCCGATTAACCGAGTGTTATTATTTAAAATCTCATTTTGTTTATGATAAGGAGTATAAGACATATAAATGTGGCCTTGACAAGGAAGTGATACAAGAGATGGTGTCTTGGCAGCGAGATCGAGATTTTGCTTCAACCAAGATGATAGTGAATACGGCATTGAGATACGCGTATTTCTGGGGTATTGTGTATTTTACGGATATTAAAATCCGCATACGCGATGCTCTTAAGAAGGCCCATTTGGATATGGATCTTCTTAGTTACCTGGATCTTGATATAGAGTATCATCATTCAGGTCAGTTGGTTTTTGAGTTTGATTGAATTAAATCAATCAAACTCTAATTTATTATTTATTATTTATTATTTATTATTTATTATTTATTATATTATTATATTTAGCTACATTAAAGTAGTTTGGGGTGGCAACCCGATTATACAAGGCAAATAGCCATATCCTATTAATAGGATTACATTTTATTTTGTAAAATTATGGAACAAGCAGATTATAAGAATCTAACGAGAGCTGTTGAAAGCTCTCACATTAAGGAGTCGAACTCCTTACACACCGTCCCAGTGGGATCCCCAGAATTATTAAGGACAGATAATATCTCTTCTAAGTATGATGCAGCGGGTACTTCCTATGCGACACAGAATAACATGCAACTTTCTGATATTTCAAGAGTCGAAGACTCTACTGATTTAGCCGAAATTGAATGGAATTATAAAATGGCAACAGCAAAACCGTATGTTTTGGATACCGGCAATTGGACGACATCCCAAGCCGCATCCACGGTTTTACTCCGCTTTACTTTTCCCAAGGATTACTTTACAGGTAATCATATTCTGCAGACCATAGGAGATACCTTTGAATCATTTAGAGGCGATCTTCATTTTGTTCTTTCTACACAGGGTACCCCAGTGGCGAGTGGTGCTTTAATAATGGCAGTAGACTACCACAAACCCCCCCAAGAGTATTTAATGTCTATGTTCTTTAGGCAGCATGCGATTTTAGATATTTCTGATAATACATCTACGGCAGACTTAGTCATGCCCTTTAGGTATTTCAGAAATTCTTGTGATCCATTCGAGGAGATAGGTGAGGTTACTGTTTCAGTATTAGCTCCGCTAGGTGGAATGACCTCTGTGAACTACACGGTTACATGCTTTCTGGAGAATCAAACCTTTAGGTTTATTCGACCAAAGCTAGCACCCGCAGTAAGTTCACGTAGGACTCAAGGCTTATTTAATATAACAACTATAAACAACACCATGAACGATGTAATTGATTCCACTTTACCTATGCAGTTGAAGGGTGACAAGTTAGACACCACGATACATGCTATGGATGATGTAGGAATTCCAACAAATCCGACTGCTGTTATGATAAAGTTTAATTCATTAAATAATGCAGATAATCCACATTATGTTGAAAAGGTGGCATTGACATCTTCTCAACAGCAACTTTCGACCGAGGATACTTTCAACACCAAAATTGATGAGATGAGCTTAAAACATATTTTAACCGAGCGTGATCACTGGTTGTACGAAACCAGTATAACAACAGCCGTCACGCCAGGTCAATTATTGAGAGCAATTCCATTAGTACCTTGTCCGCAAGTAGCGTCAGTTAATACTAACGTAGCCACAACTATTCCTGCTATGGAATACTATTCGCAGGCTTTTCGTCTCTGGAGAGGAGGCTTAAAATACAAACTCAGATTCTATATGAATAGATTTCAGTCTATAAAGTTGTACATCGCATGTTTTTACAAATTATTAGCCCCTCCAACGGCTATTTTTGATTGGTCTTCATCACACGGTGTCATTGTTGATATCGGTGGAGACCAACGTACTGTAGAAATCGAAGTACCATATAATGCTGAAACAGCCTTTCTACAAGTACCTACAGCTAAGTTACTGTATGATCATGAAACCGAGGGTTATTCAGCAAATGATTTCTCTCTAGGTTTCCTGGGCATATATGCTATGACTCCGTTAATTACACCAACAGGGTCACCAACAACAGTATACACTGTAGCTACATTTAAGGGTGCAGACGATTTTGAGTTTGCAGATTTTTCGCCAAGTGGTAGAACTACTACAGGAGAATCAATACTTTTATCAAAGAGGAGCTTAAGAACGCCAGGATACAACAACGATGTTATACCTAGTACCAAGATGTTGATGAAGAAGTATCATGATGTGGGGTCGGTAAATTATAATATAGGGCCAGAAGAATTAAACGTTAACATGTTTTGTCCGGGTTGGCTCTTTGACAATTTTGAGCCGATCACTTATACGGATGTTACTAATACACTGCAATCAATAGGTACAGGATCATTTTTTGATTATGCTGCACCTTATATTGGTTACAGGGGTTCAATTAAAGTAAGACTTGAACTCAGTTATGTAAGAAATAACAAAGTTAACGATGATGTCTACAGACCTTATTGTTTATTTATTAATCCCAATATGTTTACAACTAGAACTACTCCAGATTTGGTGCCATTTTTACCTGACCTAGTAACCAACATTAGATCCTATCTGTTAGGCGAAACCGCATTGCGGTCTTCACCATACGTTTTGCAGCCTGTTAACACCACGGCTGGAAAAGGAGGTGACGCTATTGTATACGAACTGGAGATACCGCTACAACGAAACGTCAAGTTCGTGACAAGCTATTCTAGTAGTGGTTGGGTGCAAGGTGCTTATGGTATGTTGCTATTTGGCTATTATAGAAGGGGTGATATCACAAAACCGGACGATTTGATATCGGTGAATGCAAGGGTGTATGCAAAGATAGGCGATGATGGACGCTGGGGCATGTTGAACAATGCTTATATTCCAATTGGAGAAAGAC